CAAGAATGGAGAGGGCGATTTGGGCGGTGAGTGCCATCGGTCAGGTTCCCATGACGTAGATTTCGTAGTTCTGTCCCGTCGTCCCGCCGACGCGGAGGATGCTGCCGCCGGACGTCGTGGCGAAGCCGGCCGAGTTCGGGCAGGACAGCAGGAACGCCCCGCCCTCGCGGATCGGGTAGCCGCGAAGCGTCAACGCCCCGAGGTTGATCATCGGGGAGAAGTTCCAGGACGTCACATCCTGCCGGAAGAGGCTGAACTGGCTCCCAGACCATCCGGCCGACAAGGCAATCTGGCTCGTCGTCGACAGGTTCTTGAGGCACAGGAGCTTCACTGTGCCGATGCCGATGGCCGAGAAGTCGACCTCGTCGAGGCCCAACGCGAACGTCCGGCGGTCGCTCCACACCTTCGTGCAGTCGCCGACGTCGAAGAAGAACGTCAGCGGGTGGTCTGTGATCGCAGTCGTTAGCCCGTTCGCGAACTGCGAACGCGAACGCACCTGCGCCTGCACCGTGGCCTGGAGGCTCATCGGTAGCCCCCCCAGCCCGACGCCGCCAGGAGCGTGTCGAAGGTCTGCGGCACCGGCAGCACTTGGCTGAAGCCGGTGACCACGGGCTGCCGCATCTCGAACCAGTGGGCCACAAGGAGCAGGATCAGCCCCTTGACCGTGCCTGGCACGCTCGAGCCGCTGGCCCCGTAGCCCGCCGGCCAGCGGACGATGACGCTGTTCTCGTCGCCTCGCACCGCCGGCCAGACGCCCTCGTAGACCGGGTAGATGCGGCCCGGCGTGGCGTAGTGGTCAGCCTGGAACGCCCCCGTCGCCGAGGTGATCGTCTGACTGACGCCGGCCTCGTCGCGATAGATGACCGTCACCGTGCCGCTCGCCATCGGCGGCCGGGGGAGGACGATCTCCCACAGCGGGAAGCAGTCGTAGCGGGCCTCGAGCGTCTGGGAGATGAGGCTGACGTCCAGCACGTTCTCGACGTACTCCGTCGCCATCGCGATCAGGCTGGTGAGATATGTGTCCTCGTCGGAGGTGTCGACGCGACACTGCGTCTTCGCCTCGGAGAGCGTGACCGGGTACACCGTCGGGGCGGTGTGCTTGACGAGACTGCGGTACGGCGTGACGCCGGCCGACGGGTACTCCGGCGAGCCGTAGGTGATGGTGACCGTCATTTCGGCTTTCTCCTCGCCGGCTGCGGCATCGAGGCCCGCTCGCTACGCTCTTCGATGGTCGCCGCCTCCAGGTGGCGCTCGCCGATCTCTTCGACGAGGCCACGGGCGATGTAGATGCGGGCGGCGCCGTCGCCCCAGTCGAACTCCTGGCCGGCGCGGTAGCCGGCGAATGGCTTCAGGACGCGAATCTTCATGGGATGAACCCCCAGGCTCCTTCAGGCGGCTTCTTGCCGTTGTTCCAGAACTCCGTCGTGTGTTGCTGCACCTTCCCGCCCTCGACGCTCCTGGAGGGCCAGGTAATCATCAGTTCTGCATGGCCGACGCTGACGTTCGTGGCGATGCCGAGGCGGTTGCCGGAGGCGGCGAACTTTTTCCAGAAGTACAAATCTTCATCAAGATGGCCGCCCGTGAACTCACCCTGGGGGTTGGCCTCGTGGAGAAACCACGGCTTCGCCATCTTCTTGATGGCGGCGGTGCGAATGAACGTGCAGCCGAAGTGGGCCGTCTCGACGGGCTGGACGACCTTCTGGAACCAGTCGTTCTCGACCGTCGTCTTATCGTCCGGCGTGTTTCCGGCCAAGGCGAACATCACCGTGTTCGCCTCCCGCTTGGTCTGGAGCGGGGCGATGGCGTCGTAGCCCGAGTGCATCAGCAAGGCGAGGAGCGCCTCGACCGTCTTCGCGGTGAAGATCGTGTCGTAGTCGATCGTGAGCACCACATCGTGGGTGTCGATCACTTGCTCCATGCACCGCTGGAGGCACTGACCGAAAAACGCCCCGGTGTATTTGATCGGGGCGATCCCGTGAGGCGCGAGAGCCTGCGAGATGCAGAAGAAATTATCAGTGAAGCCGAGGCGAGGGACGCTCATCAGAGCGGCTACCTTCACCTCGGCTTCACAATTACCGACACGCAGCAGCATGGTTCGCTCCTTGTGAGGAGCGGGCGCGCATCCTTGCGCCTTTGTCGGCCGTCATGGCCGTCCCGCTTGTACGGGACTAGCCAACGACTCGGCCGATGACACCAGCGTCGGAGTTCGACACGGGCGACTCTTCGGCACGACCCAGGCGGGCCACCATCGCCACGTTCGCCGTCGCGCCGGGGGTGTAGGACACCTTGAGGTAGCGCTTCTTGGCCTTCGTGTCGATGTCCAACTTGAGGACCGACGTCAGGGCCGTGCTCGTGACAGCGGGAATCGCGAAGCCACCGACGCCGCCGCCCACCAGGGCCGTGACGTTCGAGTAGGACGAGTTGTCGTCCGACTCTTCGACCTTCACGGCATTGGCGAACACCGTGCTGGCGTTGCTCGCCCGCAGCACGGTCACGCTGGCGTGATCGTAGCCGAGGGTGTCGATCGTCAGCGTGGCAGTCGCGGTTGCGCCGATGGCCGCAGCCTCGACGTTCGCAACGACCTTGTGGTTCTGGGAGTGGATCATGTTTCAGGGGCTCCTGTTATCACGAGGCGGCCGAACGGAGGGCGATCACAGGACCGACCTCCGAAGTCGTGCCAAGGGTGTGTGCGACCGAATCGAACCGCATCGTTCCCTGGAGCAGGAGCTGGTCGGTGGTCGCGTAGACCTGATCGAACAGCCGCACCGAGAAGTCACGACGCCGGGCGTAGATGCAGGCGAGGTTCAGGTTGCCGAAGAGCACCTTCACCTTGCTGGCGTCCGCACCGAGGGTGCTGTTCATCACATGCACCATCCGCACGGGGTAGCCGAGGAAGGACTCGCCAGCACCGGCACCGATGTTCTCGACCGTGTTGCCGCCAGCGGCGTACTTCAGGCGAGCGATGCTCGAGGCGTAGCCAGCCGGCGAGACGTACCAAGCCGCACCCTGACGGGCGTAGAGGGGCAACTTGCCCATCGCCGCCAGGAAGTCCTCGATGTCGAGGGTCTCGAAGGCGGTGTTGCCCGTCGCGGCCGACACCACCGAGGAGGTGTGGGTGCCGTCGTTGATCTTGTTGATGACGCCGTTGATGCCACCGAACTGGCTGGTGCCGTCACCGATCCAGCCGCACTGGTCGATCCTGAAACTGAGCGAGGTGGAAAATTCTTGCGCGACAGCATCTGCAAGTGCCACCACGCCAGCCGTGTCTTCGACCACCTCGGTGCTCATCCGGCAACCGACGGCCAACTTCTTGGCGACGAGCGACACGTTGCCGTAGGTCGGCTCGCTCTCGGTCACGGCGGAGCCTTCGCCCACGAAGTAGGCCGTGGTTCCGGTGAGCCGCTTGGGGATCACCATCGTGTCCCGGCTCATCGACACGTTCTCGACGGCCGAAGGATAGGTGCCGTAGGTCTCGACGAGACGAATCACGCGAGCGGCGAACTCCTCCGGCACCAGGCTGCCGCCGGCCGAGTTGCTGCCCTCGTTGAGGGCGCGGGCCTCGACGCCGTGCTCACGGCACCACCGGATGTCCGACTCGTTCTTGAACACGGTGGCCTTGATCCACCGGCCGCAGCGGTAGGCGCTCTCGACGGCGTCGGGGCCGTCGTTGAACGCCCGCAGGGTCGAGTGATGCGGGTTGATCGCCCGAATCTCGACCTTCTTGGGCTGCTCGGCAGCCACGGGGGCGGCGGGGGCCGCCGGGGCCGCAGCCTCGACGACAGCGCGGAGCTCCTGCTCCTTCGCGGCGAGCTTGCCCTCGAACTCCAGGTCGGACTTGACCTTGTCGGCCTCGTCGGAAAGCCGACGGAGTTCCGCGGTCTGATCCTCCGAACGCTCGGCCACATCGGCCAGTTCGGTCATCCGGGCGGCGATCGCCGCGGCACGGTCCTGAAGACGCTTGAGGTTGCTCGCCATGATTGGCCTTGCTCCTTGTGAAGCCGGCCAATCGCGAAGGTGCGGCGGCCGGCGGGTGGTTTGCCCGCAAGCGCGCCGCGAAATGAATCCTCAAGTCGCTCGCACTGCTCCCTGCGAAATCCTTCGCAGGGCGTATATCTTGATTTGTAGGGTACGGACTACTTGCCGTGCAAGTGAGTCCGCAGCATCGTTGCCTTGAGCGATGCGATCTTCGACCGGAAGTCCTCCGTCGATGCAGAGACTACGACGGTGATCGGCTGCGGCTCGAGCGACTCTTCGTCGATGTCTCGCTCTTCGTCGATTGTCGGAAGATCGCGCTCGCCTTCCATTTCCTTGACCTTGCGGGCCGACCAGTTCTTGGCGGCGTTTCCGCCCCACAAGAGCCACGCCACAAAGCCGGGCTTCTCTTCGCCGGCCTTGTCCCAGCCGGGGGACTTGCTCGCCGAATCGTGCCTGGCGAACCAGGCATTCATCTCACGAACCCAGTCATCGTTCATCTCCTCGCGGCGGGCCAGGCGGTTGGCGCGAGCCACCGTCTCCGGCTTCAGGCCGTCGCCGGACTTGCCTTCCTCGTGGAGTTTCAGACCTCGTCGAGCCGCCGAGGCCATTCCGGCCGTAGGTTTGAGACTGACGGCGGCACGCTCCTCTTCGCCGGCTTCCACCGTACCGTCTTCTGGGGCGGTTTCGGCTTCCGGCGGAGCAGGTTCCGCAGAATCTTCGACCACAGGGCGATCCGCTCGCTGCTCATTCGCAGGCTCCTCGGCCTTGGTGTTCTCGGCGAGAGCCATCTCGATGGCCCGCTTGCTGACGTAGGTTTCGGTGGCGAGATAGGCCGGGGTGTCGACGGGGCCGGCGTCCCCGAGGAACGAGAACTTCTTGATCCGGCGGATCATGCGGCCGTTGGCATCGCGGGTCCACGTTTCGTCCTTGGGCGACGAGCGGAAGGCGAAACTGCTGCCCCGGACATCCCCGCGCTCGATGAGTTCGATGACGTCTGCGGCCGACCGGGGCGGGTCGATCTCGTATCGCAAACCGCGATCATCCACCATCAGCCGCATCGTGCCGCTGGTGGTTCGGCCGATGACTCGCTCGTGGTTGTATTTGCCGAAGACGTCGGGATTCGTCCGCATCACATCGTCGAACGCGCCGCGCTCCACGATCTCGACAAAACCTCCCAAGTCCTGCGACTCGGATTCAAAGACGGCAGCGTAGCCCCTGATGACCGTGCGGCCATTGTCGTCCTGCTTGACAACCAGCCCCGGCACTTCGCCGATCAGGCGTCGCTCAAGTTCGCACGATCCGTCCATGACTTCGTCGCCTCCTCATACGGCCTGCCGGAGCGGTGACACTCCAGAAGGCGGTCTCTCGTCTCTTCCATCCACGCAAGGACGAACGCCTCGATGTCGCGGCCTGTGGCCTTGGCGGCGTCCAGGAGTTCGGTCTTCATTCGCTGCTCGTGGGCCTCGAGCCACGCCTGCAACTTCCCCGGCTTGTTGCGGCGCTCGAGAATCCCGTCGGCCTCGACGGCCGCGAGCCGTCGGAGCGTCGTGCGGAAGAGCACCTCGGCCGCGGAGCGGTCGCTGGTGGCGGCCTCCCCAGGCGTCGGCCCGTCGTTGCCGTCCTCCGCATCCTGCTCGTCGGCATCGTCGTCCATGCTGTCATCGCCGGAGGCGTCGGCGGCCGGGGCTTCGGGTGCTCCGGTCGGGTTCTCCATCGTGAAAGCGTCCAGGAGTTGCATATTCACCTGGACGAACCGCTTGTTGCCGAGGCCGTCGGGGAGCGGGTTGTAGCCGATCTGGCCGCGAATCTCGTCGACCGAGAGGCAGCCCATGTTGAACATCTCTCGCAGAAACTGCGACCTGGCCTGGTAGTCGCCGGCCATGAGCGCCGACATATCGAACTCGACGAAGTAGTTCTTGTCGTCGGCAATCAGGTCTCGCCGGACGGCAAACTGCCACCGCCGGCAATGCGGAATGAGCGAGAACGTCGCGAAGTCGATGGCCGATTGCTCGACGGTGTTGTAGCGGACATTGCTCAAATCACCGAGGAGATGAAGGGGCACCCGATAGCCGCGCCCGATTTCTTCGACGGCGTAGCGACGAGTAGCGATGAGCTCCGCGTGTTGATTGTTGACTGGGTCGCTCTTCTTGTGGAATCCGAACGGCATGACCACGGTCGAGAACGCCTTCGTCGGGCCGCGGTGGGCGTCGTCCCACTGGGACTTGAAGTTCCGCAGGGCGTCGGGCTTGAACGGCTGGTCGGTTTCGATGTACGTCCCCGTCTGGGCACCGTTGCCAAAGAACGCCGACGAGTGCAGCTCCGTCGCCCTGGCGAGGGCGATGGCGTCCTTCGCCAGCGAGATCGGGACGTAGCCGGTGACGCCGTCGCTCGAGAGCCAGCGGAGGTGGAAAACCTGATCCTGCCGGTACTTCTTCGGCTCGGCCTGCATCGGCTCGGTGTATTGGTACTGGAGCCGGCCGTTCTCGAGCCGGACGATCGTCATCCGGCTGGCGTGCAGGGGGATGAGTTGGTCGACGGCCCCCCGCCGGCCGGGCTTGATGAGGGAGTAGGCGTTGCCCCAGAGGAGCAACTGGCTCATCATCCACTCCCGCCACTCAAAACTCGTCATCCAGTCGTTCGGCTGGTAGGCGAGGACTTCCTGGAGCGGCTGGTCCTCGGCGATCTCCTTGCCTCCGCCAGGCAGACGCCGGTAGAGGTTGAACGGCATCGAGGCGATCGACTCCGACAACACCCTGACGCAGCAGAGAACCGCGCTGCACTTCAGGCTGCTCTCGGGACTGACGGTAACGCCGGCCGTCGTTTTGTTGTTCTCGACGATCTCCTCGAAGACGCGGGAGAGGCTGGATCGCATCTCCAGGAGGTCGCTGACGTTCTCGGAGTCGAAGTCAGGCATCGTTTAGAACACCACCAGTTGCGGGTCTTCCTCGGGGCCGTGCGTTTCGCTGCTGGCGAGGCCCAAGGCCATGATCAAGGCCACGGCGGCGTCGATCCTTGCGGTCGCGTGAGAGTGTTGTTTTGTAGGCTTTACGTTCCCGGCGTCATCGACGCGGCACTGCATATTGCTCAAGTGGAGGGCGATCGCCTTGTTGTCACCGAGGCGGAGCCGACCTCCCAGCGCCAGCGCCTCGAGCAATTTCGTCGGCGATGACATCGAGGCATAGCCCTGTCCATAGGGCTTCACTTCGATGCCTTCAGCGACTAACTGCGTCGTGATATGCGTGGCATTCCAGCGATCAATAGCCACGGCGCGGACTGCGTTCTTCTCGCAAAACGAGAGGACGTAGTTCCGAACCGTGTCAAAATCGACAAGATCGCCTTCTGTTAGTGTAACGAATCCATCCTTGGCCCATTGCCGATACGGCGCTTCCGGCTTGTCGGCGTTGTCTTCGGGGATGAAGAGGTGCGCGTGAACGTCGAACGAGCCGTCCTCGTCGGGCCAGACGGCGACGAACGCCGTGGTGTCGGTGTTGCTCGACAAGTC